AGGATATGGTAGCTAAGTGTGCTAAGGAAGGGTTGGAATCAGTTCCAGTGTTCTTGCTGAACAACCACTATATAGCAAGAATGGCAGATGGCAATACATTCATCAATTGGAGCAAGAACAAATACTATCCAGAAGCTACCATAGTTGCTTTGAAGGCAGAATTGACCAATACAACAAGGCCACTTACTCTTGAAGAAAGAGTGGCTATTCTGGAAGAGCAAATGAAGCAATTGCTTGGGAGGGTAAAGGTATGAGTGATGCAGAATTTGACGTATATTACCAGAGGTGCAAGAAGCAAACACTAATTGCGATTTTGACAAGCCCTTTGTGGTTGTGGTTGGTGCCCTTCAATATGCTAAGAGACCTTGTGTATGGAAGGGATGATGAAGTGTTGGGAAAGGGCAGGAAGGAGAGTCTATTCTTCGCAATCTTGACCAGCCCTTTGTGGTTATGGGTGATTCCAGTTCGTATGCTGATTGATTATGCAACTGGATTCTATTGGGATATTAGTTTATTTGTTTGACAAATTGAAGAATTGGAATTATAATCTAAGTATATAGTGGATAATTAGGGGAATGAATCTTATTGATTCTTCCCCTTCTGTATTTCTGAAAACTATGCTGAAAAAATCTTGAAAAAAAATTCCAAATCAGTTATAATTAAATTAGCAAAGATAAATAAGACGACTGTTGGTGATAATAGTCATAGAGTTGGCGAGATTATCCTCCGTGTCCGCCAACTCTTTTTTTTGAGTGAGGAAAAGAGGTAAGAATGACTAAGAAAGAATTCACAAAAAAATATGGCGAAGAAGCTTGGAAGAACAAATTAAAGAAAGACAAAGAATATAAAAGAATACACATAGAACAAATTAGAGAGCAAAATAAGCAATATAACCAACAACACAGAGAGGAACATAAACAGTGGTTTAGAAAGAACAAATGTATGTTTGCCTTCTGTATTTCAGAACAGATTGAACAAATAGATAACTATGAGTCAGCCAAGAAAAATAATTTCGATGGTTGGTGTATTCATCATAGGTTAGAAACACATAATTCAGATGGTGAAAAGAGGTTAGTAAATCTAACAAGAGCAGAATTGAAAGCATTAGATATGTACTATAATAGACCAGCAAACGAATTGATATTTCTTACTAATTCAGAACATGCGAAATTACATAGGAAATAGCAAAGCTAATATAGAATGAATGGAGGATAATATGAAATTTTTGTTGGCTATAATTATGGTATTGTTTGTTAGTTGCAGTAATACAGTAGAAGATGAAATCTTTGATAGGGGAAGAGAAATCAAAGTAGAGAATATTTCCAGTGAAGAAGTTGTATACGGCTTCATTACAATACAACCTAATGAGCAAAAATGGATACCCTTTGACAATTTAGATTTGGTTGATACTTTGGAAGTTGGTAATAGCGTTCCAGATGAAAGCAATCTACTAATAATAGAGCTTGGCAATTTTTTGATAGTTGCATAAACTAATATATGGAGGATAATATATGTTCTTTAGAAAGAAGAAAGTAGAACTACCAAAAGAAAGCCTTGTAGGAGCTGATTTGAAAAAGGCTGATTTGAGAAACAATGACCTCTCAAATGCTAATCTAACAGGAGCCAATTTATCATTTGCTGACCTCTCAAATGCTAATTTGACTGGAGCAGATTTGACAGGTGCCAATTTGACTGGGGCAGTTTTGAAAGAAGCCAATTTGAAAGAAGCTAATCTAAGAGGAGCTACCTTAATTGATGCTAATTTGACTGGAGCAGATTTGACAAACATAGTGATAGACTTCAACACTTTGTTCCAAACGAATCTGAGTGTAATTAAAGAAGGTTGTAGTAATAGCATAACATTGGTATAAAGAAAAACCCCAGCTTAGTGCTGGGGTTTTTTGTTTCATTGGTTCTTAATATCAGTCATAGTTGTCGTTGTATAAGAGAAGTCCTTCTAATTATACTGTATATGTTCCATATACAGTACCTGTGATATATGAATTAATTGGGAATTGGTCACTACCCCAAATACCTGTATCTCCATCTGTTGTATACATTCTTCCCGGTATCCAAAATTGATTTTCACCTGAAGCCATAGCACCATAGCCCATATTGTCAATATAAGCAGCACCAGTTGGTGTAAAAAATATCAAATTAGAATTGGTGCTTATCGGAGTTATTTGTGGTAAACTAGGTATTAAAGTACGTAACAAATCTCTATTTAACCCCCAACTAAAAGTAGATGTCATAGTATTTGTATGTATCCTAGCTGAAAATTTTATTTCAGCTATTCCCTCTTTTAAGGTTACTGTCGCACGTCCGTACCCTGTAATCTCACCGTTAAGACTATTAATTAGAAAGCCAGAACATTCATAAGTTCGAGGTTGCACTCTTTTAAATTCATCATATACCGCATTACTTGTAATAGGATTCATATCTCCGTTAGCAACTTCATCTACAGTAGTATCTTTAATAACATCATCCACTGCATCCATAAAGTCAACAGGAATAGGCGTATGTTTGGCTTTGACTATGAGTGATTTTTTGTAATAGGCTACTTTTTGGTTAGTTATACTTCCATTCAAAACACTAAATTTTACTACATCATTTTTCTTGAATTGAAAAAACAGACTAGAACTAGCATAAGCACTCCTACCAGAATCTCTTCCAATTACAACTCCATTAACTGTAATAGTAACCTCTGTATCATTACCGTTAGATATCATACCAACACCATCATAAGGCATTGTTTTATCTGTGTTGTTTGCGAAGTCACTTGTTTCCCATTCACTCAACTCACTTGTATCTGCCTTATATGGAACGGTAGAGCCATATTTTGCATACAACTCTGGATATTCACTCTGAGAGATTGTATCTCCTTGTTTCAAGAATCCAGAAGGAAGAGTATCCATATCATTCTTTATCCAACTACCTACTGGAAGGTCAGCATAAAGAGTTCCACCTGCCACCTTAGTCAAATCTGCCGTATCTGAATCTACTTTGTATAAAGCCATAATCTAATTCTCCTATCAATTCATTACTCATTCGTCAAATATGTAAACGAACCCCAATATGCAGTGTCTGGTTTTAATCCTTGACCATCAGCTACAAGATTTCCTGCTGAATTGATTTGAACTAACCCAGTAGCCACATCTATTGTTTGAGCATCAATCACTCCGAATCTAACAATATCAAGTGCTGGCTTTGGAAAACCTGAATACAATATTGTTCCTGGAGGAGTTGTTTGGTTTAAGGTAACTAATGCCGCAAGATTTACATTTACAACTCGACCGCTTCTCGTTGCCCAAGCACCACTATTGCTATTTACGTTTACCCTTATTGGAGTTATGTTTACAAGACCAGACGATTCTGCAAAATTAAACACTCCGTCTTGAGATCTTGCAAATAAATATTCTTTGTCATTGTCTGCAAATATCCTCATTCTTATATAAGGATGCCCGCTGGTTCCCCAACAAGCGGTAGCAATATACATTGACACTCCTACGTTAGGGTGACCACTTTCATCTGTAGTGTATGCGGTTGCATGACCCATATAAGGTGTAAGGATTCTTGAGGTGTCAATGTCTGCATACATTGCGTTTGCGACAATCTTGAATACCTCAAAACTGTTTGTGACATTGGTATAAAATGGCTCTCCCTCATTGTTAAGTGAGTTAGAGATGTTCATTACCCTAGGTCTTATAATAGACGAGCTTTCCTCATCATTATCAGCCATATAGTCATACTGTTTCTTCTCGTCAGCAGTAAGGGCATTCCATTCGTCCATCGTTCCGTAGAAGATTGAAGTTCCGCCACCGCCCTCAAGTTCTTCCCAGCCTTGAACAGTAGTTGGGAATGTTACGCCAAGATAAGTTATCGGTTCACCACTCCAACCGTAAGGTGTTATTGTAATTCCGTCTTCGTTTACAGCAGTCAACTGATATGATTTGGCCTGTTGGTCACTTGTAGTAAAGATAAAGCCAATCCTAAGCTCAAACGGAACAGGAGCATAGTAAACTGTCGCCTGTGATTCTGTAAACCAGAACCCAGCCTGATAATATTCTCGTTTTGTTGCGTCTGGTAATGCCCTATAAAAGTGATTTTCCTTAAACTTGTCTGTTGATGCACCTGTATAATAGATAATGTCACCAGCAATAAAATCACTGTTTACAGGCTCACAGTTCAAACTGTAAACAGGATGGTTGAATCTGAAATGGTCTACTTCTCTCCATTCATAAACAGTCGTATCATATTTGTTCCAGATACACTCATAGAAATGCCCTTTCTTGTATGTTCCAGTTTCACCTACATACTGGAATATCTTCCCAACATTACTAGCGGAAGCCGCAGGCATTGTCTCTACCTGAATAGAGGAACCGCCTAGCTTTCCGTCATTATATAGATTTTGCAAGCTATCATAATCAGCAGTTCCGCTTCCTTTATTTTCATCCAGCCATATATCTTCACCATAAGCAACTGGGAAAGTTGTTAGGTTGTTCTGTTGTTTCAATGTGTCAGCTATTCTTACAGCCATCTTCTAACCTCCATTATTCAAACACCATTGTAATGGAACCTAATCCACTAATATTAGTTCTTACAATCTTATAGAGAGAAGAAGCCCCAGAAGCATTAGTAAATGAAATATTGCCACAGTCTACCAAGTCAGTTGCAAACCCACCAATCTTGCAAGTATTTGGAATATTCCAAGAAGCTGGGCAACACACAAATCCGTATTCACCGCTTCCTACTGTAATATTGTAGTTTCCCTTGTAGTTGGTAGCAAACTTCTTTCCAGTAAGAGCCAGTATAAATGCTGAATTGAAATCACCAGCTGGAAGGGCAGCACTACCCCAATAAATCTTGTTCTTGAAAGATATGCTCTTGGAAGCTGTCACTGTCTTAGTTCCATCACTTGCAGTAAGAGTGAATGTTTTGTTGGAGCTAATTGGAAGTGAATAAGTGGCAGTTCTTACAGATTCATCAGCAATAGTACAATCAGTAAGGGATTGAGAAACAATAGCCTTGTTGTAAGACCAATCGAATGTAAGTTCATCAACCACTGAACCAATTTCATACTCGGTGGTACTTGGGGTCATAGTGAATGTTTCGATTGCTGGGTCAACATAGTATATCTTTTCAAGTATATTATCAAGAGCCTTCTTTACATTGTCCAAGGTAGCAAAAGAAGCATTGGTATATGAGATGGAAGAAGCATCACTTCCCAAAGCACTTGGGTCAGCCAATACAAGATTACCTTCATCATTGACCTTGAGTACCTTTCCTTCATTTGCAGAGCCTTGCTGAATGTCTACTTTCTTGGCAAATTCTGTATATAAGGCAGAAGAAGCCACCGGATTGTCGCTACTAGAAGAAACAACTGATTCTATGTCGTCTACATTAACCTTCTCAGCCAATTCATCATTAACTATATCCTTCAAATCGTCTAATGCTGCTAGGTCTGGTATTTTTGTCTTGTCGGCTTCTTCCCCAGTGTAGGAAGATACTACATCATTTGTCTTTGATACATAGTCAGCGAAATTCACACTGTCCAAGGTATCTGTAAATTCAGTACCATCAATCCAGATTGTAGAATAGTTTATTCCGTTGGTTGTATAGTAAAATTTGGTCTTGTTATCAGAAGCAATATTGTAGGTATTGCCATCTTTCTGATAAGTAATTATATCACCACTTATAGTTGGCTTTGCATCACAAACTATTGCTGTTTGCTTGATTGCGTTCTGTATGCTGGTATCTGTATAGGATTTGCTGTCTGCCAAACAGCTTGCCACTTTTGAATCTACTGAACCAACTTCGGTGCTGTCTCCATTCAAAACCTCTATCGCATCTTCATTAGCAGAAATTCTTGATACCAATGCAGTATCATCGTAATTTTCAAGGGAATCAAGCTTGGCTTTATCCTCGGCTGTAAAGTCCTCTGAACTAAGACCCTTGCCTGTTTCCTTGTCTACCTTGTCATCAAGTAAGGTGTTTACTTGTGTCTTGGTGTAATAAGATGAAAGGTCGCCAGTACCACCTTCTACCACCCTCCATTTACCAAGTACAGGGTCTACTGGATTTGAGCGAATGAATTTATATTGCAAGCCATCTTCCGCACATAATGTGATATATACATCTGGAAGATAGTCTTCTGAAAATGCAACCATATCAGCTACGGTAGCAAACATACTACGAATGTTGTCGCTAAGTCTACCTTTGTAGCTGATGTTATCTATCATACTAACTGACATCTCTATTTACCTCCTATATTAATGGAACACAAGTTCTAGGTCGTCTGAACCACTTGGGTTAATTTGTGTATAACAATTGTAGCTAAGCCCATCTATTGTGAGGGTAGATTTAATGAAGCTGTTTATGTATGATAAGTTGTTCTTTTCATCCATAATATATGTCAAGTTGCCATAAACTGCTGGATAAGCATAAACAATCTTGCCATAAGCCATTGTAATATTGCTATATGTCAAATTCTTAGTATCCTTCAATACGTTATTACCCAACGATTTTACTATAGCTTCTGTTGGTTCTCCGACCGTAGAATCAACTGTACCATAGTAAGATTTTCCTGTGAATTTTACCGTAATACTCTTTGTAGTGCTCATAGGTGTTCCAGTTCTACTGTCATATACAATTGCTTTCAATGTGAAATCTTCGTTAGTTGGAGTATCAAACGTCATTATATATTGATAAGAACCAGCTGTTGATATGTTCTGGGTATATTTGAGTGTATCACCCAAATAGAACTCAATCTTAGAAAGATTGTATGTATTTTTAGTAACCGCTGCACTCATAGTTATTTCAGAAACTGATTCAGTAACCTTGTCATACAAAGTAGTGCTAGGTGTGATTGTAAGAGTAAGCCCAGGTGCTACTTCTTTGATAAGCATATCTCTAATTATTGCCTCCAAGTCGGTATCTTTTGCATATACCTTTCCGTTAGTAGCAGAACCAACTGGATTTGAGACAGTAAGGGAAGAAGAGAGCTTTGCTCCACTAGACAATGCTTCATCAAGGGCAAGCTTTACGTTTGTAAGGTCTGGATAACCAGCATTATTATATGCAACCTCTTCAGCTTCATCTGCACTAGGAATTTCACCTCCATCTACCTCTCTGCCATCGCTAAACACAAAAATAATATGCTTGTCGTCATCTATATATATATTGGTTACTTCTGCCCCATCCATTACATCCATGGTGGAAGTATGAGAAGAACCAGAATTGTCATACCAAAGAAAAGTAATTCTATGACCACCTTCTATGTTGGTGATAGAACTTATAGTACATGGTTTGCCCTTGAGTGGGCCAGTAGTTCCTAGAATGGAATCATCGGTATATTTTTTAGAAAGGGCATATGTTATTATATCCATTATTCCCCTCCATTAAAGTTGCTTCCAAGAATCATCACTTGGATTATAAATATATACATCTGAAGTATCAGAACAAATAGCTACTGAACCTCCACCCAAAGCTTCTCCTCTTTCAGAGCTTTTGTATTTTGGAAGCTTAGGAACATCTATTGATAATCCAACATACTCCCTTACATTCCCAGGAGATACTTTAAAAGCTACCCAAGAGCCGATGTCTAATTTACTTTCTTCGTTCAAATACTTCTGACCATCTTGTAAAATCATAAGTCTTCTCCTAATATAATTCAAAAAAAAAGCCGCTACCACATCATGTAAAGTAGCGGCTCACACCATATTCAATCACACATTAAGCAGAAATGCTTACAGGTGTTGCATCGTAGAACAATCCAGTTCCAACATTTGAAGGGTTAGTTACTGCCCAAGTACCGAAGAGCATCAAAGTTACTTCTGAGCAAGGGCCATTAACATCAGCTTCACCACTTGTTACATTGATGTAGTCATCAATTATAAGTTTGTATGGGTCATTCTCATGTCCTTCGTCATTAGAAGACATAGGATCTGCTTTTCCAGGTTCATTACCAGCAACTCCATCTTCAAGCTTGTCAGCATTTGTAAGAGTATCGAACTCTACAGCTGTAGAATCAAGAATGAAGAACTGTCCTTTTGGACAATATGGGTCGTCAATAATGTTTTCGATATAGTTAGTTGAGAAAGAAGCAGAGAAGCTATCGAAACCAATAGCTGCTTTCTTAGACTCTTTTGTGCTTGTCTGTGTGAAGTAAGTATTTGTAGCAGCGATTTCAGCGGACATAGCCAACCAGTCTTCATCGTTCATAACGATTAAGTCAGCAGCAGAACCCTGTCTGCGAACCTGCATCAAAAGTGCCTGAACAGCATCTGTCTTTTTAGCTGTTGAGCTAGTTTCAGCATAGAAAGCACCAGCCAATCTATCAGCGCAAGCATTGCGTTTTACACCGAAGAAGTCAGAAGCAATGTATGTGTTCCAAGAAGCACCAGAACGTTTAGCAACAGCTGGAATCCATCCACCAAGTCCAACAGGGAGTAAAGGATTGCCTTCTACGTCCATAGAACCAGCGAGACAAACAACATCAGTAGCAGCAGCTGTGTATGTATTAGCTGGTAATACAGTAACTGCATTGCCGTTAATAGCTCTAACTACCAAAGTCTGTTCGATAGTTGTAGGATCACCAGCAACAGAAGTCTTGATTACCAATTCAGAACCAACATCAATCTTCATGATTGCGTCTGTTGGAAGAGTAATAACAGCCTGTGTATCAGCTGTTAAAGCATCTGTTGGAGCGAAACAAAGTTCACCATATCCTCTACCATAAAGAGCAGCAGCAAGTGTTTTTCTGAAGCCTTCAGAAGCAGCAAACATTTTTGCACCTGCAACTTTCATGTAAGCACCTCTGTTTGTCATAGAAGCTTTAACTTCTTTTGCGTTCATTGTGTATACGCTGAAAAGCTGACCAGGTTCTACTGCAAATTCTGCATTGTTAGAAACAGTCTTTGCGAGGCTCTTTGCTTTTGTGAAGTCACCAGCAACAGCACCACCTCTACCATACATAGCAGAGAAGTTATAAGTCTTACCTTCGATTCTGTTCTTCTGAAGTTTCTTCAAAAGTGGTGAATTGCGGAACATTAAGTTCTCAACGCCATCCTTGTAGTATACTTTTAACAAGGCTTTGATGTTATCATTAGATGTAATTGCCATATTAATTTATTCTCCTATATTATTAGTTATAAATTACTTGCTGTAAGCAAGCAATTCCTCTTCAAGCTTAGCTAATTCTTCTGGGTCAGAAGTTTCTTCTTCATCTCCAGTAGAAACTACTTCTTCTTCAGCCTTTTCTTCTTCAGCAGGCTGTTCTACTTCAACCTTTTCACCGTTTACTTCAACTTCTGGTTTACCTTCACCATTGTCTACAACAGCTACTTCTGCATCAGCAGGGGCACCAATTGCCTTACGAATGTCATCAAGCTGTCCATCAACAACTTTGATAAGTTCTTCAACGTACAAGTCTTCGTCTGGCTTTTCACCTTCATATTCGTTGTATCCATCGTAGGCTTGCTTTACAATATCAAAGTCCTCTCCTTCAATTGGGCGAAGTTTTTCATTGTAGCCATTGAACTTTTCACCATATTTGTTGGCAAACTCATTTAGACCAACATTATAATTATGTTGTTCTAATTCTGCTTTGGCAGGGTTGATAACTTCGTCAAAAAGAAGGTGCTTAACTTCATCATTGCTTTCAGAAATAGCTTTAATCATGCCGTCTTGAGCATCTGCTCTTTCTATCAAAGCATTGATAGCGTCCCTGAAAGATGTAAGTATTTCATTTAACTGCATTTCATCCATTTACGAAATCTCCTATATTAATAGCTCAAAATATTAGTTATACTCTGTTCAAATCATTTTCATTAACCCAAGCCGCATTGTCTTGGGTTGGTTGTGGTTGTTGAACAGTAGCATCTACCTTCTTCATGTTTGCTTCTTGTTCCAATATATTTTGGTTGTAAGGCAAACTTCCATCAGCATTTGCTGGGGCTTCTTCTGGTGCTGGGGCTTCTGCCATCCATTCTTGCTCCATATCCTCTACTTTTTCATAGAGCTTGGTAAGCTTTAGAATGTCCTTGTCATTCTTTTTGTCCTTTCCAGATGCCCTAAGAGAAAGCTGAGTGTTTATAATCTCTTCCTTCAATAGCTCAAATGGTATATATTCTGGTACATCAAAGTTGTCTTCCTCAATACACTCCTTGATTATTTCCATTACAGCATCAATAGCATTGTTTGAAAGGCTATATCCCATTTCCAAGTCTGGAATTTGCATAAGCTGTGAAATACGTGCACTAGGAATAACCCCCGCAGTTGCTAATTGCTGTAATTGTTGCAACTTGGTTGAGGGGTCTTTGGAAAGATTGTCAGCTCCAGAATATTGGATTGACATATTATTTGATTCTTTGACTATATCTCCCCATTTTATTGATACTCTGCTTGATATTTCTGGGAGTATATTCTCATTAGGGTCAAATACATTGATACAAGTCTTTGCAATATCTACATATGCCCTAATTACTTGGTTCAATTGGGTCTCAAATCTGTCAGATTCCACATTCTCCATGGTAGACAATGCTATACCAGAATTAAGGCCATTAGGCTTCTGTGATTGAGCAGAAAGTTCTGACAATCCCACCATTTTATAAGCCTTGTCAATAAGTGAATCAAGCAATGCCTGATACTGACCATCAATAAATGCTGGGGTAGATGAAGATACTGGCAATCCACCAGTAGCTGTTGGCTTGTAAGTAACAGCTGAACCTACACGGTTATTTAATTGGGTCACCTTCAACTGGGAACCCTCTGGGACAAAGAATGTAAGTGCAGGATTGAGCTGGGAAGCATCCTTTATCTTAGCCATCAATATGTTGATTTCCTGCTGAATAGAATATAATGTATCAGCAACTGAAATAGAAGTAGTTCCAACAGTTGGATGCTTGTAATACATAAATACAAACGGAATTTGTTCCTTATCGTATGATTCTTGCAATACGAAGCTTCCATTGGCAGTATATGCCTTTACTTTGTTGACTGTATCATAGTAAATACCATAATCTACATACTCCAAAGCCTTGTTCTTGAATTTGCTGTATATCTTAGATGGTAGTAATGTAGTTGGGTAATCTTTCTGCTCATAGAATATGCGTGTTATCTTCCCATAAGTCACTTCTGAGGGTCTTACATATATTTGGAAAGGGAGTGCTTTCTTAATTCTGTGTTCTTCTTCATCTATATAAATAACCCCAGTGTCAAATATACAAGAATCTTTGAACGCTTCTGAAACTATCTTGTTTACATTCTGGGTATCATACAATATATCAAAAAATTGCTGTGCTTGTTTAACAGTCTGAATGTCTTTGAATGTTCCATTGATAGTATTGAAGAAAGGTCTAACTTTGCTCTGTGCAATTTTAGACGTTAGTGTATCTATACAAGAAGCTATAACATTAATCTGTGGATTTACAGAGGTATCTTCCTCTTCTCCAAATTCCTTGAATTCCATGTATCCAACAACAGATGGATTTTTCAAGTTCTCCAAAGAAGCCCCTCTGGTATAGTTATAGTATCTATAATTTCTGCGGTATTTATTTATTCTTGTTCCTTGTAGGTTCTTTAACTCGGATATATTATTTAGTATTTGCTGCTGTTTCATACAATATTAGTTATTTTTTCCCCAGCCATTATTAGGTGGTAATTGTGGCTGAACTTGGGCTGGTGCTGATGGCTGTTTATCACCAAGAGCATTTCCTACAACAGCTTGCATAGAAAGCTTTGTTCTGTTCTTTGGAGAAAATTCTTTCTCTTTGCTTGTATTATTTTCTGGTATTTGAACCTTGTAGTTTAATTTAGTTGCCATTTCCATAGTCCTCCTAAATATATTAGGTAGCCTCATTACGAAGCTACCTAATTTACTTATTTATTTATCCCTAAGTCTTTGCCCCAAGAAGCAATGCAGTTGTCGATTACCTTGATTTGGTCTTCAAGCTGACTTATAAGCTGTTTGTTAGCTTCCATCTGTGCTTCTTTTCCTGCCTTAGCATAGCCTTCAGCATCTTTGAACTTAGACAATGCCAATAAATCCTTATTCAAAGAACTACCAGCATTTCTACTATTAGAAGATGCACTTGAACTATTCCAAGTCTGGCTATCACCTAGATTTGCTGATACAAATGCAGAAGGTATAGAACCTGTTCCGACATTTCCACCAAGAGTATTTGAGGAACCTTTGTTAGAAGAATCACTAGAAGATGTGCTGGAAGTTGCACCAACTGTCTCAAGACCTTTGGAAGTTCCAACCATAGCTTCCATAGCTTCTTTATAAGAATCCCAACCCTGGTCAGATTTAAGCTTAGAAATAAGTGCCTGCAATTCTGACTTGCGTGTAATAAGAGCATTGAGGTTGTTCTGTGCAGTATTCTTCTGATCCTGATTGAGCTTCTTGATTTCGAGATCTCTCTTCTCCATATCCATTTCACGAGTTTTATCAGATGTATCAGATACATTATCGTTAAGAGTAGCTGAGGTTGTACCCTGAAAGCCACCTGTTTTAAGAAGTGCTGCTTGCTGTTCAGGAGTCAATCCATTGAACCATTCAGCTGTCATACCCTTACCAAGCAAATCAGTCTGCTGTTCAAGAAGTTTGCTCCATTGAGATTTGGCAGTAGGTGTCTGTCCTCTGGCTACCTGTGAAGCATTTACCAATGCAGAGCCAATCTTATCAAGTAGATAGTAGCCCATGGATGCGATTGCATTGGGGTCTGATTTTTTTCCGAAATCACCCCTCAAATATGACTGTATAACAAACTTGCTCAAATCCTTTCCGAACTTTCTTACTTCATCAGCCTTAGTAGGAGGATTTTCTACTTTCTTTTCTACATCTTTTTCTGATTTGATTGAATCACCTTCACTAGGTTCATCAGTAGAAATCCCAGCAGGAATAGCTTCTGGTTCAGTTGGTTTATCAGAAGTATAAGGTGTAGTAGATTTAGTACCTGCACTACCAACAGATGTATTAGGTGTAGATTTGTCTGTTCTGGTCAAAGCAGCTGCTTCTTCTCTGGAAGTAGTATTAGGGTCTTTACCCATTGCTCTCAATTTTGCTGGTACATCTTTTACTTTAGTATCACCAAATGTTTTGGCATCCTCCAATGTACTACCAGATGAAAAGCGCATATCATCTTTTCCGCCTTTAGCGTTAGTGACGTTGACTGCCTTGGTTGCCATTCCAGCTTCTTCATTACGCCTATTGAGTTCCTTCTGGGCAAGAATTCCTTCTTGTGAGCTTGGATTTTTCTTTATCATCTTATCCAATTCATCATCATTATAATTGCTCATATCATAAGGTCTATCACCAAGTACTTCTGCTGCTAAGTTATTGAAGTATGTTTTGCTTCTTTCACCAAAAGTTTTTTTATTATCAGTTCTTCTAGTTCTTTCAGCATTACCTTTTGTAGTGTATCCTTCTTCTTTCTTTGTATAAGAACTAGCTGGTCTTGTACCTGGAACTATTTTAGTATCTGCCATCTTACTTTCTAATCCTCCTTGGAATAATTCATTCCGAGTTTTTCTTCTATTGCTAGAAGCCTTTTGCAAACATCTGAAAGAACAGCCGCATCAGTAGCAGCTAATTTTCCAACTTCTATTTGCTTATATCCGGTGTCTTTATCTTCAGAAACAATATTCTGGGTAACTGGGTTCTTTTCCAACTCTTGTGCCATCACACCTACATTAACCCCATCATCTACCCCTTGTTCCTTGCCAAACAATTCTTTTGCTTCTGGCTTATAAGTAAATTCATAGGCATTGATTTGGGAAAACAATTTCACTATATCATCATTGCCATTGAACAATTCTTTCAATCTTTCATCTGAACAATTCATAACAGTCTCCTATTTATTAGTGCTATACGGCTTAATATCTTTGTGGAATGCCTTCCCATAAGAAGTAGCCATTCTGAATTTTTCGGCTGTTTCTGGGGGCACCCCTGGATATGTATATTCAGTTCCACTACCATTCTTGAAACGAATGTGCATATCCTCTCCATCATATCTAGCTGATTGTATAGCAGTAGAAGGAACAGCAGTATCTGTTCCTAAGTCATATGCTTCTGTTGGCTGTTCACCCTCATCATCCTTTCTGAATGACAAGGGCTTGTCTATAGTATAATTTAGCTTCGTCTTTCTAAGCATCTGAAACCTCTCAGAATATTAGTTTACTTAGCCTTAATAGATTCTTCTGCTTTCTTAGCATTGGAATTTCTATCTACTTCTGACTGAATATCAGCAGCTGCCTTTGAATCAGATTCATTGGAGATTCTTGCTCCCCCAGAACTTTGTCCAGTAGCTATGCGTCCTGCTTCTGCCATTCCATTGCCTACATTAGAAGCATACTGTCTGGCATTCTTTGCTCTTCCGTCTGACAATACATGCCACTTGCTTTTAACGCTAGTAGCTAATTGCTTGGCTTTTAGTCTATCATCGGACATGATAGAACCTAATCCACCACCAACACCTCCAATAGCATCTCCAGCACCACCTGCACCTGCACCAGCACCTGCACCAGCACCTGCACCAGCACCACCTAAAATACCAGCTCCTTCTCCACCACCTTGGGCAGTAGTAGGTGCTTGTACCTCTGGCTTTGATTCTTCTTTTGCAGGTTCTTCCAATTGCTTGGTTTCTGTTTGTTTGCTTCCTGCATCTGTATTATCTACCTTAGCAGCTCCACCGTGCTGTGAATTTGCAACATCTATTCCTCCACGAAATCCCTTCTGTGTTCTTTCAGCTGCATGATCAATTGCTTGTATTATTGCTCCCCACATAATTATAATTCCTCCTTTTTGTATGTTACTTTGAGTAAGTTGTAATCAAAATTTGGTTTCTTGTCTAATTTACTAGACACTTCTTTGAATTGCTTCAAACGCTCATCAGAAAGAAGTCCAGTAACCATAGAACCAACACCACCGACAGTACCCCAACCTCTATTATATTCGTTCTGTCCTTCTTGCTGTCCAACTCCCATTGCTTGTGCTCTGGCATTAACTGCGTTTTGGTTGTTTGACAATGCACTGTTGAGTCCTTGTCCATATGTATTGTTGTATACGTTTCCATAAGTATCCCTAGTTGATTCAGCCGCTTTTGAAGCAGCCATATCAGCTGCTGCTGCCTTTGAAACACCTGATGTTCTTGCCTGTTCCTGTGCCTGAGCACCAGCCCTAGAACCAGCCAAATTAGACTGCATTTGTGCCTGTTCTTGTGCCTCGGTTTTAGCAAACTTGTTGGCAGATTTTAGTCCTGCGTCTCCTGCGTATTTATTATAGGCTTCTTCAAACTTCTTTGATGCTTCTTTGTATTTGTCGCTCTTTGATTTTGAAAATGACATCTATTTATCTCCTATTAATATACATTAGTAATTCTAACACAATTCCAATCATCCTTTGTCAAGGTGTCAAAGAATGTATCCTCTGCTTGTCCATAAAGGGTAATCAATTGACTGGCATCTGAACCTTGCTTTACTTTGAAAGCAATTGCCAACTGATACGATAACAATGTGAAATACATATTGTTTGGGAAGTTCAATCTGGTATCTTCATAGTAAGAAGTAATATAGTATTTGCTAAGCTTCTTTGAAAGATAGCCATATCCAGTATTATCATCAATTGACACCACTGATAATATATTGTAATTGAGCAAGTCTTCCTGCAATCCCTTATAAGTAATTGAGACAGTTGCTACATAGTTTGAATTGGAAGTACATATTACTGCATCATCCCCTTCATCATAATATATCTTTGTAATAGCCTTCTTCAATTCTACTTGTTCAGTACCATCCCTATATATAGAACCATCTTCTGTAAGTGTAATACAATGCTTCAAGTCTCTGGACATGATTACTGATACCACATTCTCAATGGAACTAATACACTCAATTCCATCATAGGCAATAGATTCACTGTCTACAAACCTCAATGTTTTGTCATCATCTGAATAGTAGAATGTCTTCCCTCTGTAAAATACTGGGAGTGATTCTGCAATATTCTTTCTGTATGTTTCCCCAGTAAGAAGACTGTAATATATTACTTCGGTATCTGATTCAAATGTAATATAATCATCTTCCATATGAACTCTATCAAACTCATCTGAATCTATATCTATCTCTTCATTAATAGCTGAATCTTTGTAGCTGTACAATACAAAGTGTGGCTGGTCTTCTGATACCTTCACCAAATACAAATCATTATAGCCATCCACTATATTGGTAGCAGACAGTTCAAAAGGCTCATTTGGGAATGTAAGTGTCTTAGGGGTTGGATAGTATTCTATATCTATCTGGGCAGAAGTCTGGTTGCCATACACTTTTAGTACGTTGTTAAGCAAATCATAAGACAATTGATTCAATGATTGGTTGGCTGGTCTCCTTAACACTGGGGTAAGCCTTCCACAAGTATTGAGCGTAACCGATTTGAGTTGCCAAAAATCAGGTGGCAATTCTATAATTGTACTGTTGGTCTTTATAAGCCTGATGAAATTATTGTCTCCTTTGTTCACCAGAATTTGATATAGCTTAACATATGATTCGTTTAACAATGCAATTTTTTCAGAAAACGAAATGAAGTCAGAATTTTCCAAATCCGCAAGTTGAGTTGCTCTCTTTATTATATCGCTAGAAGTATAAGTTATCACTTTGATTCTCCTTTAACAAAATATTAGTTATGTGCAGAAAAAAAGGGTGCAACTTATTCAGCTACACCCAAAAATAGAGAGGTTAAAAGGAAAGTGAGAGTATTCTCCCTATATTAGTTGTTGAATATGTCTAATATATTGTCTGGCAATTGACCAGTCCTTCTCTCTACTTCCCTAATATTTTCTGGCAATTCATTATGTATATTCACCAAATCCTCAAATACAAACTTGTCAGTTGATACCTTCTCAAACCATTGTCTGAATGTAAGCTCTGGGAATTTCTTGAATTCCTTGCCTTTGACCGAAAGCATCTGCATGAATATGCTTTCCAAAACATCTATGCTTATATTGCCACAGTATGGCTTGAAGCAATTATGATAGAACCATTGGGACACCCACCAATTCTGCTTTGCAAACTTGGCACACTTTTCCTTGCACTCAAAGTAGGTGAAGTAGTGATTGACCATTTGCTCGGTAGCAAACTTTGGGATGTTGCCATTGAATGGATTCTTTGACTGCGCAAAATCTATTGCTTGCTTGAAAGCTACTGCGGCTCCTATCTGGCACATTCCATAATTATATACTGGGATTCCATCATTTATATCAGCCCCTGAACGGGTAATGGAATGGTCAGAACCTTCCTTCCAAACATATGCAATATCCTTGGTATAGTTCACCCTTAGTTGACTTCCATCAATAAGTAATCTTATACAGTGCTGGAACCTTCCATCTTCCATTTGTCTTAGCGTACCAAAATTGATTCCATACTGATGAAGGAACTTTACATTGGTCATTCTGGCAAAAGACCAAGGATGGTTAGGTTCTACATGGGGATATAGTTTGGTGGTACCATCTGGTGCCTTTATTGGCTGAACAAATATTGACTGGGATTGAACTGTATTAGGCTGGTTGACTGCATTGTACATATTCTCAATCGCATATGGCGAATAGAATATATCATCTGCATCTATGAAGGTTATGTAATCATCCTTGCAGGCTTCAATTGCTTTGTTCCTAGCAACCCCTGGGCCTCCATTTTCCTTGCAGTCTAGGTAGGTAATATGAAGTTCAGGGAAACGACTACTCAAATAAGAGTAATCATCCCCTGGGTTATCATTTGAAATAATGACGTTAATATCATTACGCATTGTCTGAATATTAATCGAAGATAGGCATACTTCGATTGTCGATTGTGCTTTGTAAGCTGGGATTCCGATTGCTACTTTCATTTCCTCTTTCCTCTATATGGATGAGCTTTTTAGGCTCATCCATAATATTAGTTATTAAAGTGGTGGCCAGAATACTGGCTCTTCTAGGTCATTCAATACCTTACCGTTGAAGTTTACCCCAGTGTAGTTGTTTATCAATGAATTGTAGATTGCATTGCTTGCAGCTCTAGGAATACTTGAACGGATGTGTATCTGCTTTCCAACCAAGTTTGTACAACCTGTGAACATATTACGCATATCAGTAATGTTCTCGGAATATATATACATACTTTGTATGTTCTTACAAGTAGCAAACATATAAGCACAGTTAGTCACACTTGGAGGAATAGGTGAATTAAGTGCCATATTTGTACAGAAATTGAACATATTGCTACAATCTTCCACAGTGTTTGGAAGAAGTATATTCTGATTGAGGTTAGTACAGAAAGTAAACATATTGCTACAGTTAGTCACACCCTCTGGAATAAATATATTCTCATTGAAGTGATAAATACAATGAGCAAACATGTTGCTACAATTTTTTACAGTATTTGGAATGGCTATGTTCTGGTTGAGTTCCCAACAGTAATTAAACATACCACTACAATCTTCTACTCCTTCTGGAATAACTATATTCTGATTGAAGTTATAGCAAGTAGTGAACATATATCTACAATCTTCTATATTGTTTGGAATTACCACTGGCTGGTTGAACATATGGCAATTCTCAAACATTTTGGCACAGTTAGTCACATTTTCTGGGATAGCTATGTTCTGATTGAGTACTGAACAGTTCTCAAACATTTTGACACAGTTAGTTGCTGTACTTGGAATAGTTATATTATAATCCCATATCCAACAGTGATTAAACATACCGCTACAATCTTCTACTCCTTCTGGAATAGCTATATTCTGGTTGAAGCCTAAGCAGTTTCCAAACATATAGCTACAATTTTTTACACTATTTGGAATGATTATATTCTGGTTGAACTCATTGCAACCTCTAAACATACCACTACAATTCTCTACTCCTTCTGGAATAGCTATATTCTGGTTGAGGCTTTGACAATCCTCAAACATCCATTTACAATCAACTACATTTTCTGGGATAGCTATATTCTGATTGAGGTTATAGCAACCATAGAACATTGATTCACAATTAGTCACGTTTTCTGGAATGGCTATGTTCTGGTTGAGGTTCCAACAATTACTGAACATTCTGCTACAATCTTCTACATTTTCTGGGATAGCTATATTCTGGTTGAGTTTATAGCAATCACTGAACATCCAACCACAATTCTCTACACTATCTGGAATAGTTATATTCTGGTTGAGTTTATGACAGTTTCCAAACATATAACTGCAATCAACTGCATTTCTAGGTATCTCTATATTCTGGTTGAGATTTTCACAACCATTGAACATATTGCTACAATTCTCTTGGGTATAGAAAACACCTGGGATGTAAATAGTTAGTTTTGTACCATCCATCTTCATCGCAACCCCATTACCAATATCTGTAGCATCTGCTGGAACTGTACCAAACTTAGATATAACTACTTCTTCTGCTGTCTGGATGTTTATTGGGTCTGTACTAGAAACAAATCCAGAAGTATCAGCTGTAAGATAGTTGTCTATCAAATCTTTGAGGGTGTTGTTAGTTTCAGTTATGTTGTTGTTCAATACATCAATAGTATTATTCACCTCGTTGAACGTATTAGCTACATCGTTGAATCCATCACTAACCGCATTATTCACGTCATTGAACGTATCATTTACTGTATTGAATCCATCACTAATAACATTATTTACATCATTGAACGTATTAGCTACTTCACTGAATGAATCATTTACGGTATTGAAACTATCGCTAACAGCATTGAAGCCATTGTTTATATCATTGTACATGTTCTGTACAGCACTAGCCTGTATCAAATTATTTACAGGAGATACTGTATCAGCAGCTACCCCTGGGAAAGCAGTTCCAAAGCTATCTGTGAATATGTAATTGGCATCAGCTGGGAAGCCTACATCAAATGTGGCATGAACAGGAATAAGATGACCATCAGAATCATATCCTACCACCGCAGATGAATTGATAGGTTCTCTGTTCAAATTCACCTTGAGATAATCTATGTTAGCATAATTAGCATTGATAACATTAGCATTGATTGCTACATCTCCACTAAAATGTGCGTCTATCAAATTGGGTGAATAGAAATTGCCATTCAATGAAGTTGCATTTTCCAAATGGACTGTGTTAAATACTGCATTATGAACTGGTCTATTTACTGTGAGGTATTCAATATAGACATTGTTTGAATTAATGTTGCCTGAATTAAGAAAATCCGTGCTGGCATAATTTACATCAATCTGGTTGGCAATAAGCTTTTCTGTCTTTATCTGCTCATTGTATGAATTTTGCAAACTGCTTATTCTTTCTCTTATCTCTGTATCATTTGAAATAACATTGATGTTAAGCAAATCTACTTCATTCTCAACGTTATTAACTCTTTGATTAAGTTCATCGATCTCATCATAAGAAGGCCAAAAATCCGTTCTTAGGGAATTGGTTGATTCGATTTTCATTTATCTTCTCCTATTCTGTTGCTAAATAACTCTTTTTGCTTGACGTTGCAATAGCAATAAGCCATTGGCGCAGCAGCAAGAACCATACCCAATTGGGCAAACTCCATTCTATTGGCTACCACTATAAATGTAAGTAATCCAGTAGCCCATAGAGTGAACCAAAATTTTGTTGATTTCCATTTTTTATTTCTCATTATTACTAATCTCCTTTTTTAGCTGGTCTACTTTTTCCGACAATACGGCTGTTTGAACGGTGAGTTGGTTTATATTGGTAACCAACCCATCTATTTTCGTATCAAGAGTAGTTTCTAGCTTTTCTGTTCTTTTCTCTAGCTTGTCTACTTTGGTTGAGATATTACCAACCCAAATTCCATATCCAGCCAATATCCCTGCAAGGGTTAAGACTGAGATAAGGAATGTTATTTTGTCTTTATTCCGTTCCATACAAAATATTAGTTTATTGGTTATACTTAGAGTTCTGGATGGTTTCTGGAGTAGATGAAATCTGTAGGGTTGCAATCGCAAATGGACTTACTATCTTTACAGAGAATCCAGTGGCTGCTTGCAATTGTGGCTGATACCTCAAGAATATAGTACCAGAGTCCTTGTCCCACATTTCTTTGGTGACTGGGAAGATTTTTTCAACTGTCTTCACTGCACCTTCATTGATTGTCTCACAAGAAAGCTTGACCTGACCTGGTTCTTTGTCCTCATCATACAATCTCAAATACACACAATCATTGACAGACTTTATACTGTTTCCATCACCATAGAGTTTTGTCTCCAATATTATAGGAAGCTTGGTGTATCCCTCTATCTTATTATATGACAAATAGAGAGCATCTTCTCCTACAAATACTGCGCCACTATTTATTGGATAGCACTTGACATAGCCCGGCAAATCTATTCTTAGCAACTGCTTCATTCCAAAGATATAGATTGCATTGCTGGTAAGCAAGTAGATGCTCATAGTGTTTGGATTGTAGGCAGTATTTATAATATCATCTATTTCGTTTGCCTGTATCAATACATTCAAGGCGTTATCACCAGTAAATGTATAGAATGTCTTGTCGGTATTAGACCAGAACAATGCTTGATAAGGAGTATATCCTACCAGCTTCATGTTGCCAATATTTACTATCGCCATAGTATTGTAATTGTTGGGGTCATATGAATATATAGAATTGTTGATTACTACAAAGTATTGACCATGTATAATGAATGCATCACTTACACCTTCCAACTGGTCTACCAGTTTGATACCAAATACTGGCTTAGTGTTGTTGGCATACAACTGCAAGTAGCTATGGCCATTGTCGATAATAATTCCTTGGTTCACAAACCCACTTACAAACTCCGCAAACAATGTAGGTATATAGATGTTTGAGTTGTATTCATACAAAGTACCAGTAAGGTTGGAGTTGATGTATTGTCTAGTATACAAATCAGACTGGTCTAAGCTGTATCTATACAAAGCGTTTCCTTCTACCATCCTTCTATAATATACATCTATATCCAAATCATCTGGGGTATATGAAGAGTTGGCATTTACGCCCCATTCAGTGATGTTCTTAGGAAGGAATATTATTTGCTGTGCCCATAATGCTGAAATGAATGGCGAATTGTTGATTGTATAATTGCTTCCCTGTCCAGAACCATAGTTGTACTGTTCACAGTTGGTGATGTAAGAAGACAGATTGGTAATGTTAGCACCTGAAGAATACTTGACAGAAAGTATTGCACGGTTGTTGTAATCTGGTGCAAAATGGTTTGGTCTTCTCTCTTCGGTATCATAGCAGTTATAGTATTCATTGGTATTGATTACCAAGTATCTATTATTGACCACCTTCAATTCCATCTTGCTGGGGTCTTGTACTAGCTTTATAATCTGCCATTCGTTTGCTACATTCTTGTAGCAAATATATTCAGAGCCATCCTGCAAGGTTCCATGAGTAATAGGACTGTCTACTGACAATTCTGTATATCCACAGATTAAAGAACCCATCAAAGAACCATCAGTAGTAACAGATAGAGCTGTTGCAACTCCATTGTTGTATAGCAACCTGAATGAATCACTGATTTTGGTATACAATCCGAATGGATAAGTACCATCTGCCAATATAGCTACATTGGTGTATATAGTTCTATTATTACCATCAAATAATTTTGTCTGATAGTTATTGACTACTTCATCCCTTGCAGGGGTCTTCAAGTATCTTACCTTTACAGTAGAAGTGGTAACGTCATACTTATACTTGTTGAATTCCCACCAAGTTGGGTCATATTGTGTTTGGACAGTGCTTTGCTTCTGAACCCATCTGTAATCATATACTGCTGGGATATGGATTGAGGAAGTAATGTTGCTGCCAACTATGGAATAGGATGTATAGTCATTGAGGATAGTAGCGTAAGTGTTCCATTTGCTGTCATCATTGCTGGAAGTGTATGTATAGCTGTCTGTATCTACCTGAATGTTAAGAGTGGCTATTCCTTCGATTACAGTTACCGAAGAGGCTTCTCCAAAGTGGAATACCTTATAGGCATATCCAGATACTGAATAAGGAATTGCCACTTGATAGTCAAAGAAAGTAGCACTACAATCATTGTTTATCCAAATACCATAGGTATCTGCTTCAATAAGGATAGGGTTTCCATCTACATATACCTGCAACCTTTTCACTTGGACAATCTCATTGCTGTTGGCATCCAAACATTCGAGGGTAGTTTTCTTGTCAGTCTTGCTCTTGACGCAGAATATCATGCTGTTTTCTTGCCAGTTTACCAAGCAAGAGCTGAATGAATATTCTGTTTGTCCAGACAATGAGAATGAATGCAATTCACTGATGTTGCCATATCCTGTATAATAGATAGTATTTCCACAAACCCATACATATCTATACATTCCCTCACTGATTTCATATTTCTTGCAGAAGTAGACTGTTTCACCTGGCTTGTAGGAATCTTCTTCTGTAGCTTCCCAAGACAAAACCACCAATCCATCCTTATTAACTACTGCAAATCCACCTGCTATGTTTGTACATAGCATATCGGGGTCTGAATTTGGATTGTCTATGAATCCAAGTATCTGTGAATAGGCACTATTGCCTGAGACTATTTTTTCTTCCTTGGTGATTGCCTTAGATTCGGACAGTTTGATTAGCTCTATATTCTCATCTGTATTGACATCCTTTACATACAATGAGCCATCATTTCCCAATCTATATATAGAACCATCCGAAGATACAAAAGACTTGCTGCCTACGTTGGTAGAAATCTTATGGTAGAATGGTGATAGCACACTTCCATAGAAAGGACTGTTGTTTTTCTTGAAGCCAACATAAGGTGCTATATCTGAATTAAATTTGTTCAGACACAAATCCATTGTGCTTAACGGTATATCGTGCATATTTGCTTTTTGGTTTGCCATATAATTCTCCTATCTATATTAGGCGTAAGGTATGAAGCTAAGATTTAGTTTGTCTGCTAAGGTCATAGTTCCAAATCCACCATCAATTGCTTTCACTTCATTTCCTTTGGAGAGTGGTACTTGAACTTGACCATCGAAGTGAACTTTTGGATTGGAATTAGAAGTGAAGCTGTTTGCTACAATCACTCCGTTTATACCTAATCTTATTGCTCCATAAACATTGTCTTTCTGGGAATAGAAGCCAACCAGTATTCCATTTTCTGGGGCTGTCCATCCGTTCAAAACATCATCTTTGGTGAGCTTGATAGCATTATCCCAATCCAAACCATTTGCGCTTCTTCCAGTAAATATATTGCCGATTGAGCTTGAACCAGAAGATTGCAATCTTCTTTCTATGCTCAACAATGCTGTATTAATTTGCTCCACTGAATTGTTAGTTACTGTCATAATTATCCTCCATCTTTGATTGCATCCAAGGAGGCAATGAGCTTATTCTTGCTTCCTCCTTGTTCCTTTTGTCCGAACTTTCTCCCCCAGTATCTTCCCCACAATCATAGGCGTATTGCCTGCTTGCATAGAGCAACGCATCTACTGCATCTGGGTGGAAAAGATCGTCATCTATTTCGGATGTTATATTATCCTGTTCATCTCTCTTATATACAGTTCTTTCAAACTCGTCTGCTATTATTCCATCTTTCTCTACCATTATTCTACCACTACTACACCAGTCTGACAATTGGGAGATTGCCATTGCTTTATCGTGTTTGTAGCAGTTGTAGGCTGGCAATTTATAGGTAGTAGACAATTCGTATGTAATTGACTGTTCGTTGGTATCACAATAGAATCCTATCTTGGTGAGGTCAAAGTTGGCATTTCTAGAGATTGCGAACTTCTTTGAGTATTCTAGTATATCCCTACAAGCCTTCACTATTTCAGTAATTGTTGACTTGTTGAATTTCCTCTCTGCGATTACATATGCTTGCTTAGTATCCTTACTGTATGCCAAGGCAACCATTGAGTTATAGTCGGAGAAACCATAGTCAGTTCCAATGGCAATATCTGTAGGAATGAAGGTTGAAGGAATTTCTTTGTATGACTTGTAGTTCTTGAATACCTGAGCTTCTATATCATAAGCCCAAACACCCAGATACTCTCTCTGAATGAAAGGAGCATCCTTGGTAAGACCCTTCTCCTCACACTTCTCGGCAATTACCTGTTCTAATGTTCTGTTGCCATTGCAGATGAATGGATTCTCACCCATAGTCCAGCTATAATGCTTCCATCCTTTGAATTCCTTCCAAATGCGTTCTGCATAGGTTCCTTTTATACGAGGTGGAGTTCCAGTTAGTATGAGGGTAGCATCCTCAAAGTCTGTCATTGCAGGGCCTATCAAATCATCCAACAGGTGCTGGACATTCTTTTGGGACTGGCACTCATCAAGGATTACCAAACTGTAATGGTCTCCCTGAAAGTTGGTGTCTTGGTCTCTTACAGTATAATTACCCTTGCATGTAATTCTGGAACCATTGGCAAACTCTATTGTTCTATTGCTGGAATTCTTGTTGACAACTATCAGTCCTATTTCTGATGCTATTCTCAGGCTCTCATCGAATACTGCTTTGACTGGGGATGAATCCATCTTCAAGCCTATGAATAAGGCGTGTCTTCCAGGTCTTAGGCATTCCTTTACAGCCATCCTGCTGGCTAAGGTTGTCTTACCGATACGACGCGAACCAATAATAATCTTCTTGTGTATCTTATCGTCCAAGTAGACTTCTCTCTGCTTGTCATACAACTGCTTCATTATTCGGTATTCTAGAAAGTCCAAGTCTTTCGCCAATGCTTTGTCTGTCTGCTCGTCCAGTTTGGAAATAATATCTTCCGTCATAATCTGACGGGCAACTAATTGTCCTAACGGGCCATTGGGATTTTTCTTGGCTTCTTCCAACATTTGTTCAATAAAAGCAGTAGCCCAAGACTTCTTGGTGTTCTTGGACGCTGGGGATACCAATGCGGTTCTAAGAGAATCATAGAGTTCCCCTTTGATTGCTCTGTTTATATGTTCTTGACTAACTATCTTGGTCTTTGCCATGTTCTTCCCTCCAAGCTTCCCACTTCTTGCGGTTAAGCTCTTTCATACGCTGCCTTCTACCTTCCATATCTTCTGGGGTGATACATACTCCTTTTACAAACCCTTCTGGTATCTCCTGCCCTATCATTAGAAATATATTCCTTTCACCATTGCTATAAACTACCTTACCTTTGTTGATTTTTGACTTGAGTTGCAGAGTACTTTCTGAATGATGATAACCTAAGCTGTTCTGATTGCCCAGCATAGACTTTGAAATTTTCTCCCTAGTGTTCTTGTCCAATTTATCTAATTTCCTCAGTAGCTGGTTCTCCATTGAATCCATCAAAGAGACCTTCCTGTTTTTCGTACTTATGCTGTAGAATGATTTTTTCTCCATCCTTCTTGATTATTGTAATTGTGAGGTTGGGATTGTCATTTATTCTGTTCAACAGCATCTGCAAATAAGCATAATCAGTCTTTTCATTGACCAATTTCTTTCTCTGCTGGGCTTCCCATATTATTTTTCTTTGAGCTTCTTTGAGCTGCTTCTTAGTTTCCTTATCTAGCATCAACATCATTTAAGGCTTCTCCTTCTTTTACAATAGGATATATCTTTCCAGTATAAGCTGTATTTGGCATTAATCCATCCTCTCTTACTGGATATAATTGACCATCTATATATGGAAGAAACAATACATTGAGTTCTGACTGAACCATCGCAAAGCTTCCATAAGGTGGCATTTCCAATCCAAACTTTGCCAGTGTCTTCTGAATGAAGTCTTTGTCTTCCAACCAATAATCCATTCCATTCTTTTTGAGCTTTCTCCAAGCTTTGTTTATCTTGTTGGGTTCTGGCTTGTTTTCTGAAAACATGTACGCAGTAATTACCAGCGAACCAACTACATTGGTATACATATCTACATCAAACATCAACTTTTTGCTGGTGATTGCTTTCTGAACTCTCTTGCTTAAACTACTCATATACTCTCCTTATAATTATATTAGTTTTTTTCATTGGCTAATTGCCAACTCTGCCAACTTTCAAACGAAATGAAGCTAGTCCTGTCTAGGAAGATTTGCTTCTGGTTGTATAATACTCCTATGGCAGCATAATTGGCAGTAGTCAACAAATACTTTATTCTATATCCATCACTCTTGTTGTACCTGTTCATTATTTGGCATGTTGCATCGAGTGCCAAATCATCTATATCATTCCTTACTATTCCAATCAATTTCTTCTTGATTGCATATGTTACGGCTTCCAATACCATAAAGAACATCTTGTCCCAAATTTCTTTCTTGTTGGTTCCATTATAATAGAATTCATCTTGAAGTTTGTAGAATTCCATTTCTTGTTGCTTCAATACATTCTTACTTTTCATATTGCTCCCTGAATTTACTATTAGCCTTACTCAAATTAATATAGTACACATTCCTGTCTGTTATTTCTTCATCCTTCACTACTACTTCCCTTGGGAACATTCTCTCTAAGAATCTATACCTCTTGTTGTTTCCCTCTACCCTTACAAACTGTATTCCGTATTTCTCATACAGTATCACACAGAATCCAAACATTGCCCTTATATGTTTGAGGGTTAGTTCCTTCTCCTTACTGAAAGCAACTATATTGTTGTAATCATTCTTTCTTTGGCAAAGGCATAGGACACCATCTAGGTATTCAACAATGTCCCCTTCTTCTGCCATTCCTTCACATTCCTTTGGCCTTACCTCTCTATTCCAATCATCAATACTCATTCACTCTCCTACTTCAACGCTATTGCTACTGCGGTAATTGTTGTTATTGTAGTAATCAAGCAAGCACCTCTCCATAGTTTCATAGCTCTCTCTGATTTCTCGTATTTGCTCTCTAAGTTGTCTAACCGTTGAACTAGACTGGCTGAGTATTTCGCTTGTTCTTCCGACTGTTTCTGAGCATTGGTCAATTGTTGATTGGCATTGCTCAATTGTTGCTGTAAGAACTTGTTGTTGGTTTCGAGCAGCTTCAAGTTGTATTCTATACTCGTCAAGTTGCCTTCTACTGCTTCCCAATCTATATGTTTGAATGATAACTCCTGCGGTTGAAGCGGATAGAAGAACACATAAAGAAGTAATAATAAGCCTA